TGTTTCAAATCAAATGAAAATTAGAAGATAATTATTATTATTATTTTATATTGCTATATAATATAATATGGTCGCAACAATCATTCTAAATTCTACCAATGTAGTTCAAAATGGGAAGAACAACTCACTCATATACAAATTCCCTAACTCAGTTCAGTTTAGCAATCATACGATAGCAATCCAATCTATTTCTATGTATTACTCTTGGACGAATATTAATGCTAATCCGCTTGAGAACAACACCTTTACCTACAGTTGGGTTGTTGGAGGAGTAACAACCAACTTTACAATTGTTATCCCCGACGGTCTATATGAAATTACAGACTTAAATAAATTGCTCCAGTTTGAGTTCATTAAAAACAGTCACTACTTAATTGACGCAACAGGTAAGTTTGTCTATTACGCAGATATGGTCGTTAATGCTAACCGCTACGCAATCCAAGTAAATACTTTCGCAGTCCCAACTGCTTTACCCGTAGGTTGGACGCAGCCCACCAGCTGGGTAGGTTATCCCGCAGTCACATTCAATCCGTTATTAACTTTCCCAGCGAACTTTAGCAAATTAATTGGTTATGCTGACAATTTCTCAACTTCTATAAACACGGGTTTAGGGACTACGCTTTCCTATCTTTCTACCTCCGCACCCGCTGTTCAGCCAAATTCTTCTATTTATTTAGCAATGTCAAATATCCACAATCAATATGCTTCCCCTTCAAGTATTATTTATAATATTACCCCAAGAGTGGGGTTAGGTGAGCAAATTACAGAATATCCTCCCCAGTTCGCTTGGAATAAACTAATGAGTGGAACTTATAACGAACTGAGAATACAGTTTTTAGGGTTAGATAAGCAACCCATAACCCTTTTAGACCCTGAAATGTCAATTGTGTTGGTTATTAATGATAATGACGGAACTGATACTGTTTTAACGAAAAGATAAAAATTAATATCTGTATTAATATTAAGAATGTTCCAGCCAAACACAATCACCGACCAATATTTAATCAAAGTATATGACGACTTTCAAATGGAGCATTCACGCCTTTTAAGCGAAATGAAAAACTTGGGGGAAAATGACACTCCAAGCAAGGATAAGGATATTCAAAAGCAACTACAACTGATTAATGTTATCATTATGGGTGTATTGAAATTTAGGAATGTCAAGAAGGAAATACTTAAGAAAGCCAATTTATAAAAATATTATATACACCTACTGTATAAATGAAGGTTCATATGGCGGGAGGTCGCAATTTTCACACAAAAACCCTAATTCGTGGGACAGGTATGGGTTCGGTGCTTCTAAACAAGGGAGGTGTAGGAGTGGGGAGTTCGTATTCCAGTGTTGAGGACTACGAAAATACTACTGGGCGAACTGTAGGAGGAGCATTAGACAAATTATCCCATTTAATGGTTAAACCCCTTCAAGGTAGAAAGCCCAAGAATATCCAATTTAGCATTTAGGAATTGATTTAGAACAATTCCATAATTTTATTATATTAGCCTATATTATAATAAAATGTCAGGAGATTCACTCGTTTTTGAAATGTCTAACCAAACCGAAAGTGTCCCTTCAATCTTTTTGAAGAAGGACAGTTTAGCAATTTTGGATAACCAGAATTCCAATTACCAAGGCGGTCAAGTCGTCATTGACACCTCTCAATTGAGTAATTCCAATAAATATATGAATTATCGTGAGGCTTATCTTACTATGCCTCTGCTCTTAACCCTATCGGCAACTGCTGGTGTAGCATTCGCTCCCGCAACCGCCGCCTCAAGTGCTGATTATGCTCTTGGTCTTAAGAATTGGTATGGTTCTATTATCCACTCCTTAACGTTAGATTATATGGGAACAACCATTATCCAGCAAACTCCTCTTTGTGGAATTTGGAACTCTTTTAAACTAATGACTACTCTTTCCTATCAAGATATTCTATCACAGGGAGCAGAAATTGGTTTTTACCCCGATAATGCTACCGCTTGGTCTTATTCCACTGCCGCAACTAGCTCTGGTATTGGGGCTTGTAATAACGACAACTCGGGTGACACTCCTGTAGTGACTGGTGCTTTAGCAAACGGTGATAAATCCAACGAGGGCTTCACAAAGAGACAGCAATATTGGAATTTTGACTTGGCTGCCCTCACTCGTGCTGGAACGGGTCTTGCCTATTCTACCCTCATTTCCACTTCTGGTATGAACAACCTTTGGAAGTCTTATATTTTCAACAAAATTAACGGTGTTGGAGGTGATACTCCTACGGCTGGTGTTTTCCAAGTCGCAATTACTGCTATTGTGAAACTCAAACACCTACACTCATTTTTTGAGAGAATGCCGCTTCTTAAGGGTGTTTTCTTCAAACTTACTCTAACCTTGAACCAAACTTCAGTGAGCTTTTCCTCCGCAGGTGCTGGTGGCGTTTTAACCCTAAATTCTGTGGATAGCCCTGTGGGTGGTGTTTCCCCGCTTCAATTGGCTTCTGCTGCGGCTGGTTGCGGTTCTGTTGCGGCTTTCCCTGTAGGTGCTTACATTGCGAGTCTATCGGTAGGTGCTGTGTGTAACAACGCTAATCAGGTATCCCTTGCTGGTGGTCTAATCCAGCAATCCCCTCTTGGAAGAAGCGTTCTTCTAAACGTTCCTGCCTATTCTTTCAATCCCGTTTATGAAACTGCTTACCTTTCCAGTCCTATCAAGACCGTCAATTACGAGGACATTTACCAATATTCCGTTACAAACACAATCGGTGCTGGTGGAACTTTCAATCAACTTATTACCAACGGTATTGCTAACATTAAACAGATTTTGGTTGTCCCTTATTATAGTGCGGCTTCTAACGGCGGTATTGCTCCCATTCTATCTCCATTTGAAGGGTCTGGAGCAGGAACCACCTCTCCATTGGTTCATTTCAACAACTTTAATATCCAAGTCAGCGGACAGAACCTCATTTACAACTCTGTTAGATACGAGTATGAGGCATTCGTCAATCAACTTTACGGCACTAACGCAGTGAATTCTGGGGAAACCGACGGTATGACTTCTGGTCTTATTGGCTTGAAGGAGTTTTCCAACGAGTATTGTTATTACTACGCCAACGCTGGTAGAATGCTCCCTGTTGAGGAGGCTGTTCCTAAATCGGTGAATATCATTGGAACTAACCAGTCTCTCAAGGCTATTGATTTATATATCTTTATCTCATATGGGGTCACAGTTAGTATAGATTCGCTAACAGGCGCACGTGTATAATTGACAAGGTGTTAGGTATATAGATATTAAATAAAAAAAGCAAACCATTAACAATCATATAAACACCAATTAAACATATATTTAGCAAAATTAAAATATTTATTAAATATATAAATGTCAGGAGTTGAGATTGATATTGAAAGTCTTGGAAAACCAGCCCATAGGAAACTAATGTCGGGCGGAGCGATTAGGGTTAAGGCACCCAGTTCAGGAAATTCTATGAGGGTAACCCTACACCCAATAGTAGCCAAAAAGGTAATGTCGGCTTTCAAAAAGGGCAAAGCCTCCACTATTACAGGCGAAGGTATTTTTGGAACACCTATGGATTTTTTGCTTGAAAAGGCAGGTGTTAAAAAGACAGCCTACGCTGTTGGTGACAAGGCGAGAAAACCGTTGGCGGCGGCTACTATGACGGGAATACTCGCTGGAGCAACTGCTCTGGGTGTAGCTCAGCCTGAATTAGCTCCCTATCTTTCTGTTGCCGCTCCTATTTTAGCAAGATCGGCAGGAAAATATATTGAGAACCCTTCCAGCTTTGGTGTTTATGCGAAAGGATACTCTGGTAAAAGGATTAATCCCCTTATTGGAACAGCTCAACAAATAGGTATGGCGACCATTGAAGAGCAGATTAAACCAACAAAGCCACTTGATTTTGGTAAGGCTGTTGCTGAAGAGGAGGCAATGACTGGAACAGGGTTTGGGGGTAGAGGCAGAATGTATGAGAAGAGCAGTTTAAGCAATAAATTAATATCACACACTGCCCTTAGATCGCAGCCTATGGGGGTTAATTTCCAATGGAACTCCACTTTAGGGAGAGGGTTATATTAAAAAAATTGAAATGGTTTAGAGAGATAATGATATAATAAAGTATAATAAAGTATAATGCCTGATTATCAAAAAGGAAGAATATATAAAATAACGGGTGGAGGTCTTACCTATGTCGGTTCAACAATAGAAACACTTTGTAGGCGAATGTCAGGACATAGAAGCGATATGAAAAGAGGAAGTAGTTGCTCTTCAGCCAAAGTCCTCTGTTATGAGGACGCAGTAATAACATTAATAGAATTATACCCTTGTAATTCAGTTGAGGAACTAAAAGCAAGAGAGCGTTATTGGTATGATAGCGAAGATTGTGTTAATAAATTAAAACCTTGGGTTTCAACAGAAGAGACCATAGAGCGGTATAAGGCATACAACGAGACTAATAAAGAAAAAATGAAAGTTTATAGAAATACTAATAAAGAACAATTAAAATCAAAAAGGGCTGTATATAGCGACGCTAATAGAGCAAAAATATTGGAAGCCAAAAGGGCATATTATCAGGCAAATAAAGAACAAATATTGGAAGTCAAAAAGGCATATAGAGAAACTCATAAATAATATTTTAATATTTAGGGATAAATTAAAAATTAAAATATTGGTTAATAATATAGAAATGGCGTTATCAAATATAGAGATTGAAGACTTGGCTCACAAAATGAAAATCCCCTTGGTTTTTTGTGATTTTAAGAGTAGTTTAGACGAAACCAAACTCCAATACAATAAATCATACATTATCAATATGGAGGACGAGTTTGATAATGAAACAGGAGAGAGAAATGACGGTAGCCACTACACTTGCTTTCAAGTCAATAAATACAAGAATGGTAAGATTCAAGGGATTTACTTTGACAGTTTTGGGGTAATTTATCCTACCGAAGTAGAGGATTTTTGTAATAGCAAGTTGCCCTATTCCACCAAGAATATCCAAAGTATTACCAATTCCGCTTGTGGTTGGTATTGTCTTGCCTTTCTACATTTTATTAATTCCGCACCAGTTAGGTCAGGGGATTTATACACAGACGCTTCGCAATTCACCGAATTATTTGAAGATTTAGCTATTTCAAAGGAGCATTTGAAGAACGAATTTATTTTGAAACATTTCTTTAGAAGTAGTGACCCTGATAAGCGAAAACAGATTGAGATTACTGGTGTAAGCGGAGACCCCCTTCCTAACCCTGATAGCATTAGTGGTGAAAATCACTCTAGTAAGAGGAGCGTGTAGTGTTTTTAGCAAATTATTTTATATGTGTTATGTATAATAAATGAGAACAGAAGCCAGTATTATAGCAGATCTTAATAGGAGAATAGAAGCAGTAGAGAGTATAATGGACGAAATAGAAGACGAAATGGACGAGTTGGGTGAGCCTGAAAATCCAAATGCTGACCCGACTGGTGTTGAAGCGATTGAAGATAATTTTGGAGCAGACCGCTACCAAATTTTAGAAACACGGCTTAACGAACTTGAAATGGAACGAGATAATATTATAAACGCAGGACAACAGGAACTGAATAATTTCATTAACGCAGAGAGAGAAAATGCGGTTCAACGGGCTCAAGGTGTGCTATATAGGGCTGAAGAGGAACAACGAGCTATTATGGAACAGGATATGGCTAGAAGAAGACAAGAAATGAGGGATAATCAAGAAGATTTTGGGAGTGTGAGCGGCGACTCGTATCACAGAACAGTTCCAAGGTATGTATTAGAACAACTGGTAACTCAGTTACCCTTTTTGAACGAGGGCGACGAAGAAACAAAAGAGGAAGGTGAATTGGAAGAAACAAAGGAAAACGAAGGTAATTCTGGGTCAGGAGTGAGAAGAAGAAGACATATTCATAGACCTTGATAAAATTAGGTTTAGCAAATTATTTTATATGTGTATATAATATAAAATGGTTAAGAGAGAAGTAAAGGGAAAAGGATTGATAGACGATTTTACAAAGGGGGTTAAATCGGTAACAGAAAAAGCGGAAAAAGGGTTGGAAAAAGGGTTGGAAATAGCCAAGGATTATGGTAGTGCTATTATATCAGGTCGCAATGATTTTCCTCCAAAAGTGAGAGCGTTATTGGATAAATATGGAGACGAAACGGTTGTAGAGTATAAACTGAAGAGAACACCTGTATCAAAATTGCTTACAAGTGCCCTATCAGGTATATCCTTAGGAGCTTTTGGAAAGCGTTTTCAAAGGAGCGAATTTGACGACCTATTTCATTTGTTTTTAGAAATGAAAACCAAATCTGGAAAAAGGTTAAGTGTAGAAAAGAATGAAGTAATAAATATGGACTTAAGTCCTCCCCCGAGAGACAAAGAAGAAGTAAAAGATATAACAGATAATATTAGACAACTAACGATAAATGATATACTGGAGACCACCAAAAAATATATGGGAGATAAGAAGTTCTATGGGTATTCGGCAAGGGATAACAATTGTCAGGATTTCATAGTAGCCCTATTGAAGAGCAATAGTATTGGAGGTGATAGCGATATAACCTTTGTCAAGCAAGACGCAAAGTTTTTGTTTGATAAACTACCTTTTTTGAGAAAATTCAGCAACACTCTAACAGATTTAGGAGCAAGTGTCAATGTTATAACAACAGGAGTAGGAATTGAAAATATAAATATGAGTAGAGAGAATAAATTATTATCTCCCTCTATATGTAAAATGAACGGAACTGGAACTCCTATTTTAGACCAACAAGTTAGTTTGAATGAATTATTACATTTTTTAGGAGAAAAGGAAACTAAACAAAACAAAAAAGGTATTTCCAACCAGAAGGTTTCTGTCAATGAGATTAAAAAATTCTTTGGTAAGGGTGTCCCAATAGAAGACCAAAAGGTCAGTGCTAATGAAGTTATACATTTTTTCGGTGGTAAGGAAACAAAACAAAATAAGAAAGGTATTTCCAACCAAAAGGTGAGTGCTAAAGAGACAAGAAAATTCTTTGGTAAGGGTGTCCCAATAGAAGACCAACAGGCAAGTCTTAATGAAGCAATCCACTTCTTCGGCGGTAAAGAGACCAAACAAAATGATAAGGGTGTTAGCAACCAAAAGGTGTCATTAAATGAAATAAAGAAATTCTTCGGTAAAGGTGTAGGCGAAATGGTTGAAGAGGTTAAGTTAAAACACGGAGAACCTCGTCACGGAGGAGTAATAATGCCTATGTCAGGTTCAGGATTTAGTCACGGAGAGCCTCGTCACGGCGGAGTAATAATGCCAATTTCGGGTTCGGGATACATAGGTCACCCCGCAATGTGGTCAGCACCAGTCCCCTTTAATTACCACCCTAACGCTGGTATGAATATAGGTCACCCATTACACCCCGCAGCCCATTACATAACCCCAAGCGGAACTGGTTTGTATGGTGGTGGTTTATATTCTGGTAATATGGGGAGTGGGATTTATGCTGGTAATAGAGGAATGGGAATGTGTGGTTGTGGTTGCGGACACGACGACTGCTGTAGTGAGTGTATTGGAAGCGGTTTATTTGACAAGGTCAAGAGTGGATTAAATAAAGGGGTCAATGCTGTTTCACAAGTGGTGGAGAAGACGGGTGTTGATAAGGTTGTTTCACAAGTGGTGAAGAAGACGGGTGCTGATAAGGCTATAATGAGTGGTTATGTTCCTATGAGTAAGAAAATTGTAACTGCGGTAGATAAATTCGCTAAAACACCTGAAGGTCAAGCGGTAATAAGTCACTCAAAGGCTGTGTTAGACAAAATAGTAGATCCAAAGACGAGATTAGCCGCCGAAAGAATGGCTTTATACACCGTCTTACCAATTGTGTTTGGTGGGTTAGGAGGTGCTATTGCTGGTGGTGCTGCTACGGCTTTAGCGGCTGAGGATATGGGCTTCACTGCTCCTATGATTCCATTTGCCGCCGCCGCTGGTGGTCGTGCTGGTGGATATGCTGGAGACAAGACTGCTGACGCTATTGGTAAGAAGGCGGGTGTTAGCAGAGGCGAAGGCGTTGCTGCTCCTCGCAAGGGAAGATTTGAAAAGGGGAGCCAAGAAGCCCGTGATTATATGAAGTCTCTTCGGGACAAGAAGAAATAAATGAGAGGCTAATGCTCTGCTATTATCTCATTGTTAAGTGAATTATTAATAATTGTATTGAAATTATTAATAATATGGTTAAATGTCATATTATTAGACGGAACTTAAGTAAATACCGCTAGATTATGACATAGACGCTATATTATAAATTTATAATTAACCCTTTAACACCATAATATGGTCTAGATATTAATATTATCCTTAATATTCGCATTATTATATCATTATTAAGAGTATTATTAATGATATGCTTAACTTTTAGATAATAATCGGGGTCAGCAGCCCAATTGGTATCTCATAGTGTGGCTCATATGTATATTGCCCTTGCTTTCTATATGCTCCTACGCTCTTAACATTAAATGTTTCAAAGAGGGACTTGTCGTAAGTAATGAAATACAACCCCGTAGTGAAATGGAATACAAACTTCAAGGTTGTATGCTGGACTTTGGTCTTATGAACTGGGATAATTGTGGTTGGATACTGGTCGTGCTTACAGCGACGGCTCTTAATTTCATATTTAATCATTGTGTCGTGCTTGTCGTGAGCGTCATATACGCAATACTGACCCGTCTTTTCAATCTCGGTCTTGAAATAACCTTGGAGACTACCAATAATAGGGTCTTCCAACGGCAGACCAAACAAGAGGTCATTAGCAATATTTTCCTTTCCAATCTTCAATAGGTCAGTTCCGTCAAGGCGAATGAGGTTTCCCCCGCAATCCATATCGTAATTAGACATTCTATATTATATACAGATTAAAATCTTTTAAATACTAATTTTGCTAAAGTATTTAATTAATTATTTAGTGAAATAATTAAAATCTTTGTTAATATTATAGAATGCCTTTTGACTTGAAAGATTATATTAAGCAAAAACGACCTAACTTATCTGCTTCATCCATTACTACATATCATTCCATTTTGAAGAACCTCTATAAAAAAGTATTTGGTAAAGAAGATATTGACCCTAAAGACTTTGATAATACTGACAAGATTATTGAGTTCATAAAGGATATTCCAGCTAACAAACGCAAGAGTATTTTATCCTCCCTTGTTATCATTACAGATAACAAAAGTTATCGTGATTTAATGCTTGGTGATATATCCTCTTACAAGAGCGAAATATCAAAACAAGAAAAGACTGATAGTCAAGAAGGGGGGTGGAAGTCTAAGACAGATATTGAAACGGTGTGGAGCTCACTAAAGAGGGACGCTGAACTTTTGTATAAGAAGGACAATAAATCCCCCAGTGACTTACAAAATATCCAAAATTTCGTATTGCTTTCTGTAGCAAGTGGCTTACTCTCTCGTCCAAGAAGAAGCAAAGATTGGACTGAATTTAAGATTAAAAATATTGATAAATCCGTTGATAACTTTTTAGATAAGACTGGTTTCCATTTTAATAGCTATAAAACCGCTAAATTCTATGGCGAACAGACAGAGCCTATTGGTAAGGAATTAAAGGCTATTTTGACTAAATGGATTAAGATTAATCCTACCGATTACCTCTTCTTTGATACTAATGGTGGTAAATTGACCTCTGTAAAAATGAACCAGAGGTTTTGTAAAATGTTCGGGAGCAAAACCAGTGTTAATATTTTTAGACATTCTTATCTAAGCGATAAATATGCTGACACCATTGAGACGAATAAGGCTATGGCTGACGACCTTGAGGCTATGGGTAGTTCTATGACTCAAGCAACAACATATATCAAGAAGGGATAATTATTTATATATCACCTATATATATAATGAGTGTTTATGTAGGTAATCGTGCTTTTAGCAAAAAACCAACTAATAGTGGTAGGGGGATTGTTTTTGGTAGGGTTGCTCCTGAGGAACAGGAACAGGAACGGGGAGTTATATTAAGGGGTAATCGGGCTTTTAATAATGCGGTTGCTCCATTTCAAGGGGGGGTAGCAGGGACACCTTCTACCAGTGAGGAGGAATATGAATTGACAGCAGAAGAAATAGCAGAAGAAGCAGAAAGAGCGGCAATAATAGCCCGAATTCTAAACGCTTTGGGGGCGGTAAGAAATACTCCAGAAGCAATAGAATACAGACGCATTTCAAATCTTCTTAGTCGTGGTGGGCGATCCTCTCGTCAGGCAAGGGCTGAAATGGCTCTTAGGGAAGAGGCAAGACAAGCAGAGACAACTGGTAGGGGTATTGGTAGTAGCCGTAATGCGGTTGCTCCTGACGAAGCTCCAAGAGGGCAAATGCGATATGTTAGGGTTGCTCCACGGCGGGAGACACCTCCTCTCGGTGGTATGGAAGTTCAATTTTCACCAGAGGAGTTAGCAATATTAGCAGCATTAAGAGCAGACAGAGCAAGATTATCAGCATTAGGGATTCAACTACAGGGAACGAGTAATAGTTTGGAGAATATTTGGCGTTAGATTTTGTGCTAATTTAGGTTATTAAATAACTTCTGTAATGCTACTATATTTTCAATAATATCTTCGCTGTCACCCCATAACAAATAATAGCTAAATAAGGCAGGACTTGGTATTAGATTATCTATTAATTCATTTTCTTTTTTATTAGCGTAATGTCTTTTACGATATGCCTCTCTCTTTGCGGAGTCTGCGTGGTCTATATATGTGTGACCAGTGTCTAAACCAAAGTCAAAATGCTTCACTTTGCCGTCTTGATTAATCATTACTCTAAACCGTTTGTTTGCTCTGGGCGAATTGATTAATTCTAAAATTTCAATCATTTATATTAATTGATATTTTAATTTTCTACTAAAGGGTTGTTGGCTAAAATGGCTAAAATATGGAGGTAGCATTCTAGCCAACCTAATATTCCCTTTAACCTTTAACACCGCCAACTAAACACTAACAACCACCCTTTCCATTTCAAAATTTTCTACAGATAGTTTCGGGGTATAACTAGAAGAAGAACTCCCTAATGTGTCTCTTGTCATATAATCACTTGGAAGAGAAGCAAGTCTATCCTTTATCTTTTTATCTACAATTTGCGAAGACTCAAACAATTTATGATATTGCTGGAATTTCTCCTCCAATATTTCCTTAGCATTAGGGGGTCTATTATCCCTTGCTAATGTTAATACTTTTTGTATATCTATTGCTAACAAGTAATATTCCTTTGAGACATTCAATTCGTTCTCCATATTGCTTTGGATTGATAAAAACAATTCAATAGAGCCAACAATTCCACAGACAAGGCTTACTAAACAAGTGATAACACTCACTAAATCTTGATTGACGAATTTGCTTAACCCTACTGATAAAACGGAGTTGAACCCCGATAAAATAATGATAGGAATGCGGTAATATTTTAATTGCCCCTTGAAGAAGAGAAAACGCTTCTTGTGTAATTCATTCATAATCACACTGTTTTCAAAAATATATGTTAATAAAAGTTCAATGTCCTCCGTCCAGTTCATTTATATAAGGGTAGATAAAATATTAGCTTATGTAGTTGAATATAGAACTTCACTGGTTACTGGGTCGTAATAAATTACATTCAAACCTTTTCCTGCTGCTACACCTCTAATAGGTTTGATAAAACAGCCTGTGTTTGCGGGATCTAGAGCAACTCCTGAAGCATTTAGACAGATTGAATTGGCGGCTTGTGAATTAAAACCCGCCTTACTACCGATTGCGACTGACTCAGCACCCATTCCTGTTGTTACACCCTTTCCAGCCCCTGAACCAATACAAACACTAAAATCTCCTTGGTTTGTTTTTCCACTACCTGAACCAATAGATACGGCATATTCACCTTGTGTGTCATTTCCTGAATTTAAACCTATGGCGATACTACCTCTTAATTGGACTATTGAACCAGCCCCGTTTCCAACAGCCACACAATCTGCTCCTTGTTTTGTTGCTCCACTTAAAGACCCTATAGCCACCGCATTTAGCCCTTGAAAATCACCAACTGTTGCGGACCCTTTTCCTGCGTAGTTACCAATCGCAACGCTATTGATTTGTTGATTAAATTGACCCGCTGAAGTCCCAATAGCCACCGAATTCGCTAATTGGGTATTATTTCCTGCGTTATTTCCAATAGAAACGGAGGAAGCACCTTGTTTTGTTGCTCCACTTAAAGACCCTATAGCCACCGCATTTAGCCCTTGAAAATCACCAACTGTTGCTGACCCTTTTCCAGCCCCGTTACCAATGGCTATTGACGAAGTTGCTTGATTATATTGCCCCGCTGAAGTCCCAATAGCCACCGAATTCTCTAATTGGGTATTATTTCCTGCGTTATTTCCAATAGAAACGGAGGAAGCACCTTGTTTTGTTGCTCCACTTAAAGCCCCTATAGCCACCGCATTTAGCCCTTGAAAATCACCAACTGTTGCTGACCCTTTTCCAGCCCCGTTTCCAATAGCAACAGAGTTTAATCCTTGATTAGTTTTTCCTGCTTCGTTTCCAATAGCAACACAATATTTCCCTTGAGCATTATTTGCCGCCAACCTACCAATCGCCACGCTCCAATCGTCTTGAGTAGTTGTTCCCGCTAGAGTCCCAATCGCAACGCAACTTGCTTTTTGAGTATTACCTCCCGCACTACTTCCAATAGCAACAGAGTTAGCTCCTTGACTAGCTTTTCCTGCTTCGTTTCCAATAGCCACAGCACCTGCCGATTGAGAAGCTGTTCCCGCTAATGTCCCAACAGCAATAGCATTTGACCCTTGATAATCTCCAACTGCTGCGGATCCCTTTCCCGCATTATTTCCAATCGCAATGCTATTGATTTGTTGATTAAATTGACCTGCTGTATTACCCATAGCGACAGAATTTGCCGCTTGAGTAGTTTTTCCCGCACTACTTCCAATAGCAATAGCATTAATACCTTGAAAATCTCCTAATGTTGCTGACCCTGCTGCCGCATTCACACCTATCGCAATAGCATTTCCCGATTGGTTATATTGTCCCGCAGCAGATCCAATAGCCACAGCATAAGTGACTTGATAATTTTGACCAGCAGTATTCCCAATCGCAACAGAATAATCGTCTTGAGCGTATTGACCTGCTGCTGTCCCCATAGCCACAGCAGAAGAGCCTTGAGTTGTAGCACCCGCACTATCACCAATCGCAACTGACGATATACCTTGAAAATCTCCAACAATATTTGATCCTTTTCCCGCATTATTACCAATCGCAATGCTATTGTTTTGTTGATTAAATTCACCTGCTGTATTACCAATAGCCACAGAATTTGTCGCTTGAGTATAATGTCCCGCACTACTTCCAATAGCAACAGAATACGACTTTTGATTATTATTTCCCGCCAAATGACCGATAGCAACAGCAGAGTCTCCTTGAGTATTATTTCCCGCATTAAGTCCAATAGCAACAGCATTATCAGCTTGAGACGTTAGCCCAGCGGTTTTTCCCACGGCAACTTGTGTCTGTGTAAGTTTTATACTTTGACAGAAAGTAAAATCACTTGTGTTTGGGTTGATAGAAAATGGGGTTGTAGCCTT